CGTTGGCGGCGTTCGCCCTGGCGAGGTTGCGGTTGGCCCTTCTCGCGTCGGCGTTGAGGTCGGCAAGGGGCTGCTGGGAGTGCAGGTATTCCCGCAGCTGCTCGGGTGTCATGGCCTGCAATCGCCGCATGCGCTCCCCCGCGTCGGTCAGGTGGCGATCCTCGGCAAGCCAGATGCGGTTGGCTATGCGGTTTATGTACAGGTCAAGCAGCTCGTCTAGGTTCAATCGACTTCGTACCACCTTCTTCTTGTTTCACGATCAACAATTTCATTCTCTGGGTTATTGAGCCATCCCCAATCCTCCCTGCTTGTGTTGCAACGTTTGCAGGCCAAATAACCCAAATAGTTAAGCTGCAAATCAGACTCGCTGTCCAATGGCTTGCTACACCTGGGGCATTCGGCCAACGGATCTGTTTTTCCTCGCATCGCTTTTTGTCTGCTGATAGCCTGTTCAAGTAAATGCATCGCAGCGGGAATGTCGCTCATTCAGCCACCTCGTATTCCCCCTCATACGACATACTCCCCTCAGCCCTTAGCCGCCTAATCTCTTCATCAGCCTCTTCGGGTGTCATCCCATCGAAGTCCACAAGGAAACGGTGTTTGCTCATAACGTCATTGTCCATCATCTCCAGAGCAAGCCGCTTTTCCTCGATCTTCGCTAGATCGCCGTCGTAGTTGGTGTTAAGGCTGAACTCCCATCCCTCGGCTTCAGCGTCGGGAACGCCCCTCCACCTCGCCCCCAGCCTCACGGCGCTGGTTATCACCTCGCCCATGTTCACGGCGAACGCGCCCAGCACGGAGTTGGCGGCGGCGGCGTGGATGCTCGCGGCCTTGCCCGACTCGACGCCTTTGGGGCCTCCGTCGAAGGGCTTTGCGCCAAGCATCTTCATGCGCTCTTCACTGGCATCCATGTCCTTTTGCATGGCGGCAAGCCCGTTGCCGGAGGGTTCCGCAAACGCCATTGTTCCATTACCAGAAAACCATATAGTCTTCTCTCCGCCCAAGGGTAATGTTTCAGGTTCGTTTGTCGCCTTTCCGTTAGCGTCTTTCTTCCTCGGAATGTCGTTTTCGGTTGCCACTGATACATATGCGGTTGGCGATGCAGACAGATGCAATGCGTTTCTAAGGTCAGCCGATTGCTGGTAATGCCCAATATTCTCATGGGCGAGATCAAGCAGCATCGACTTCTCGGGTTCGGGAGCAGGGCAGGGGAAGAACGGGATGAAGCCGAACGGCTCCCCGCCCATTCTCGGGATCACCAAAGGCCCTGGCACGAATTCCTCTTTTGCCTTCCCGTCCTCGCTCGGCGCGTATTCCTGCTGGGTGTACACGCCGTCGGCAAGCCGCAGCGCGCGATAGCGGGTCTTGATTGTCGGGGCGAATTCGTCGTCCGCCGTATCCTCGAAGGTTTCCCGCAAGACCACCAGGGACAGCGCCCGCCTTTCGTCAACCGTGTCGTATCGCCAGTTTATGACGTTCTCCGCCTTGTACCATTTGAGGTACGCCGTAAGCCCAAGCCTGTTGGCGGTGGCGACGTCAACGGTCTCGCCCTCCGGCAGTCGGGAATGGTCAACTAGTATCCCGCCCCAGCCCGTCTGCAAAGCGTCCCATGACAGCTCCCTCGCGAACTTGCCGATGGAGGTTCCCGCGTTGTCAACGTTTCGCAGGAAGTCCATGAAAGACTCGGATATGCCTTCCTGCTGCTCGGACGTGCGGGAAAACACGCTGCCGTGCAATCCCTCGGCGGTGCGCCCCGTGAAGTTGGAGAAACGGGCGCGGGCCAGGTATCGGGCGTAGGCTTTGTCGTACTTCGCCCCAATCTTTCCCGCCGGCCTGGGAAGGTAAGCCTCGCCCTTCGCCTTTACCGCGTGTTCGCCGTCCACGCAGTCCCTTGCCTTTTCCCATAGCCCCGCGTTTTGCGTGTATTCTGGATGCGCGCTGTTTACCGCCATGCGTCCATTGTGGCGGGGAACGGGGGATTAAACGATATTTTCCCGCAATTGACCCTATGCGCTCATCGCTTCCAGTTGCCGTATCTGTTCCAATTGGCCCGACAGCTTTTTTTTCGCCGCCCTAATTTCAAAATCGGCTTGGATGCCGACCCAAAATTCCACGCTGTTTCCAAAATACTTGGACAGCCGCAGCGCGGTGTCAACCGTGATTCGCCTTTTCCCTTTCAGTATTTCGGAAACCCGCGTCGCGGAAATCTTTATGTCTTTCGCCAGCTTGTAGGCGCTTATGCCCATGGGGATAAGAAATTCCTCTTCGAGTATTTCGCCCGGCAATATCGGTTCAATGCTCGCCATACATCCTCCTAGTGATAGTCCACGATTTCAACGTCATGGGCGCTGTTGTTTGCCCACACGAAACACACGCGCCACTGATCGTTTATCCTTATCGAGTGCTGCCCTTTTCTGTCGCCTTGCAGTTGCTCCAGCTTGTTTCCGGGCGGTATCCGCAAATCCTCCAAGGAAACGGCATTGTGCAGAACGATCAGCTTTCGAAGTGCTGGTCGCTGAATGTTCCTAGGCAGCTTCTTGGAAAACCGCTCATTGTACACCGATTCCGTTTCCTTGTCCTTGAACGACAGTATCATACTGCGATAATATCGCAATGCGTTATTATTGTCAAGTGGTTTTAGTCGGAGCCGACCTCTTTTCTGGCGAATTTTGCCCGCGTCGTCCCGATTGCTTTGTTGCCGTCGATGTATTTGCTTGCCCTTCAGCCCTGGCTTGAATCTTATTCACGTCTTCCCCTTCTATACCGCATAGTCCCCGATCATCACCGTGGAAACCCTCGGCCTGTAGAAAGCCAAAAGCAGAGCGTCAGCCTTGTCCGGCGACCTCCCGTACCGCTTTCTGAATTCGCTCTTCGGCTCCACCTTGCGCCTGCCTATCTTGTCATAGTCGTACCTGCGCCCCGCCAGCTCCTCCATGAGCTTTGGATCGTCGGGTATCGATATTTCGCCGATGGGAAAGCCGAACCACATCTCGTCCGCTACCGTGGCGTACTTGCTTTTGTCAGACGGCGAGCCGCCGAAGTTGACGGGAACCGCGTTCGCCCCGAGGCTTCGCAGGTTGTCCGTAACCCCGCCGCCCACGCCGGTGTCGTCCACCTTTATCACGACATTGCGGTTTTGCCCAGCCATCTCCCACGCGGCGTTGGCGACGAACACCGTGTCCTTCTTGGAAAAGGACTTGTGCGCCACCACTTTCGCCCCCCTGCGCCTGTACATCTCGGTATTGTCGCTGCCGAACCGCGCCACGTCAACGCCCATTTCGTCGGGCTCCGTTTCCTTGACGTCGCGGCGCTCCATCGCCTCCCGAATCGCCACCCTGGAAAGCACGGAGCTGTCCCCCTGCGCCCTGGGCTGCCCTCCCCAAACATGCAAGGCTTCATCGGGATTATTCCGATACGCCGCCTCAAGCTCGCCCTGCAAAACGTCGGGAAACCAGGGGTTGTCGATCTTCCCCTGCTCCAGCGCAATCCGCAGAACGTCGGCTCTGTCGCTGTCCCAGTACTCGGCGATTATCGGGTCTTTCTCGGCCACCCTGTTCAGGGTCGCCCACAGCTCCGAGCCGGGCTTGCGAAGGGTCGGGAGCAGCACGGTCAGGGATTCCTTGGATATGCTCGAAGCCTCCTCCAGCCAGAAAATGTCGTACCCCTCAAGGGACTTCATCTGGTCGGCGGCCCTCATGTCCACGAGGCCGCGGAAGATGAAGTGCGACCCGCAGGGTGAGTCGATGTACTCCTTGGTCAGCCTCCACCCGGGCTTCCGCAGGCGGGTCACGGTGTCCTTTATGAGCTGGTACGCGGATTCGGCAAGCGACTTCTGCACCTCGCGGAAGCAGCATATACGCATGGGGGTCAGGTGGGCTTTCTGCACCAGCAACGAAGCGGCAGACCACGACTTCGCCCCCGCGCCGCGACCGCCGCTGGCTATCTTGATCCGCCACGGCTCGCGGAACCGCTCCATCTTCGGGGTTACCCGCTCAAGCTCCCTTTGTTCGAGCAGGGAAAGAAGCTCGTCCCTCTCATTTCGGCTAAGATGATTTAGGTTCATCGGTCTTTGCCAGCAATTCCTCAAGTCGGCTATCACGCTCTTCGGGGGACATGTCGGCGGCCTTGGTCTTGACGGTTGCGTCCACCACCTGCTCGACCCGATCCGCCCAGCCAAAGCGGTTTTTCATAAAGAACGAAAATATGCTGGGGTTTACCCTGCCGGTCTTCCCATTCGTGCTGATCTCCAGTCCCATGGCGCCCATCCTTCCGATGTTTTCCCACCAACTCTCGGCCAGTACCATGCCCCTTTCCCATGTGTCCGAAAACTCAGGATGGTCTTTTACCCAGTTGTAAAAGGTGTCTCTGGATATTCCTATCTCGGCGCAGCATGACACGACGCTGTCGCCCCTTTTCATCTTTTCAAGGACGATTTTGCAGTATTTTTTGCTGTATTTGGTCGGCCTTCCGCCCGGCAACCGCTTCCCCCTGGAACCCTGGGCTTTTGCATTTTCCGCGCAGGGTTCTTTGTTTACGGGCTATTTTGGCGCGTTTTCGCTATATAAACGATATTTTTAGTCGGAAATTGTGTCGTTTTCGGCGAGCCAGTATATGTATTCTCGCGTGGACATTTCCCTCTTTGCGGCTTTTTCCCTAATCAGACTCCATTCCTCGTCGAACAGCCTGATATGGCGGCTTTCCCGCTTTCTGTCCGCTTTGGGGCGGCCGGCGCCATCGCGCTTGCCGCCCCTAGTGTTTTTGGTCATGCGGGCTTCTCTTGCTGCCTCAAGCGTCCCCTAGCGACACCCAGCTTTCCGGGTTTCTTCGGTAATCCTCCATGCCTTCTTCTATCATGGCGATTTCCTCCGGGCTTGCCGGCTCAATGACGGGTTTCCAGTAGTCTTCCGCCAGATGCGTCAGCAGTGGTTTTAGCGCAGGAAGGCTCCGATCCGGTATCGCATCCATTATGCCGTGAAGCTCGGTTCTCAATGTTGCAACGGTCATTTTTTCCCCCTGTTCTTTTTATTGTATGCTTGGCCGCGAGTATCGATGTTCGTGACGAAAATAGCGCCGCCCTCGATGCGAAACAGCGCGCGGTAACCGCCCACCCGTAGTCGAAAGCATCTAGGCCAGCCTGAAAGGTTGGCGATGTCTCCTTCCGGCGGTTCCTTTGAAAGTTTTTTGAGGGCCGCCTTGAAACGCTCCTTGTCGGTTGCGCTCATGCGATTAAGGTATTTTGCGGCGATGGGTCGCAGGATTACTTCCATGATTTAAGTGTACCTCAAAATCAATATGTCGTCAAGTGTTTTGTTGCGTTTTTTTTGCCGATTTCCGCTCAATCGTTTTCAAAGACTTTTCTGGCGAATTTCTCCCGCAGCGTCTCGATGATCTTGTTCCCGTCTATGTACTGCTCGTCCTTCAGTCCCAGGAAGGCGAAGAACTCCTGCCTATTGCTGAAGTCCCTGAAAACCAGCACGGAATAGTAGTCGAACGTGGAATCCTTCTGCTTCGCGGCCTGCATCCGCTTTCGGTGCTCTATCCCTTCATTGTAGCCGTCGGCCCTTTTTTGCAGATCGTCGTCGCTGAGCATTTCCGCGTCGAATCCCCCTAGCAGGGAGTCCAGGGATTTGTCGTCGAACCCCGCCAGGCTGTAGTCTATTTCCTCAAGCATCGGCCCCAGCATGTCCAGGTCGAACTTTCCCATCGCCGCGTCGTTGTTCATGGCGAGGTTCAATTCCATTTCCTGCTTTTCGTCAATATCAACTTTGTTCACATCGATGTCGAAGTCCTTGAGGCCCTTCTCCCTTGCCTTTAGGTCTATCCACGAAAGCCGCTGGTGGCCCGACACGAGGTTTCCCGTCCTTTCGTTCCAAATAAGGTCCTGAACCAGCTTGTGGGTGTCCAGTACCTTGTAGAGGTTCTCCCGTTCCTTTTTCGTTATCTTTCGGGGATTGTAGGACGCGCCCTTTATCGACGAACGCTTGATGGTCGCCTTCTCGTGCGCCGTTATCTCCCTGTAGAACGACAGATCACTCATTTTTCAAATCCTGCCTCATGAATATCGCGTCGATGAAAGGGAACTCCCGCTTTATCGCCTCGTAGCTCTGCGGCTGGTTTTCCCTTGCCCATGTGATGTATTTCGCCGACAAATCCACGCCGGAAATCCTCTCGCCTTCCTGCTTCAGGTAATCAAGGCCGTTTCTTCGCAGGTAAAGCAGAATGTCATACTTTGACCAGGCGTAAATGGGCATGTAAATCCCTGTGTAATTCCTGCCCTTGCCGGTGTTCATTATGTTAAAGCGCCTCCACATGCCGTCGGATCGCTTCGCTCCTGTAAAGACGGGAAGCTGGCCGAGGTCTTGCCTTGCCTCGCGGTATATGTCGTCGAGCTTTTTGGGCTTCCCGTGCTTGATGCAGTACGTGCCGTTCGCCTTGTCCTTGAAATACCCCCAATGCTGGTACAGGTGGACGCCGGAATGCCCGTGCTTTTTCGCCATGCCGATGACAAGCTCGGTCTCCTTCAGCCCTTCGACGAACGGCATGAATACCAGATGGATACTGCTTTTGGGATAAACCTTTTCCAGCAAGTGAAGGGCGCAAACGCTGTCCTTGCCGCCGGAGTAGAACAGGATGCACTTTTTGGACTGGCTGAAAGCCGCCTCGATTGTTGAAGAGGCGGCTTTCATGGCCTCTATTCCGGCCATGGAACCGTCAGCCGCCGCCGGAGCCGACTATGCGGCCGCCAGGCGTAAAGTCAACGCCGCGCCACTGTCTCGCATTTGCCGCGCAAACCCGAGGCGGCTTTTGCGATCTTCTCTTTTTCATGCTGTACCTCTTCCAAAGAGCATACCCTTTTTGAGGCAGTAAACAATGTTTTTACGCCACCCGGAAAAGATGCGTCTTTCCTAGCCTTTTCAGCTCTCGCCAATGCCCGACCAGGCTGCCTATATTCCAGTCCGTCAGGCCATTGGCGTCCAATTCCTCGCGGCTTGTGGTATAGTCAACGGGCAATTCGACCTCTTTGAAGGGCTTTGATATGATGCTGCCAAATCCTCCGAGCTCTTCGATCTCGATTCCGGTTTCCTTGTGAAGATAAAGGCCAAGCAGCAGCCTGTGGCAGAACTCGTTTTTTGAGCAGTGGCAGAGCAGCACATGCCCGCTCAGCTCTTCCGCCAGTTTGTCGAGATCGTGCGTGTAAATCATGTCCACGTACTCAAAGGCAAATTCCGCCATCGTAATCTCGCCTTTATGGAATTTCACCACCGTTGACATTTTAGGCGCAAGGTCTTTGCGGCTAGGGCCCTTCCATCCACGCGCTAATGCGGCTATGGATATGGCCCTAGGATCGTTTTTCGCCGTGTTGAAATTGGAAAGGTAAATCATTGCAGCCTCATTGTATACAAGAAATGCCAGCCCTGCATAGGGCTGGATATAGGTTATGCGGTCTTTCGCATTGCGTTGACAAGTCTGCCGTGACGGTCATGCTTAGGAAACATACGTTCGTCAAGAAATATGCGCATCGGCTCATCCTTGTTTTCGGCCAATTTTTTCCATATTTCGCCAAACCCTCCTATTTCTTCGACCTCTATTCCGGTTTCCTTGTGGAGGTAGAAGCCAAGCAGCAGCCGGTGGCAGAATTCATCTTTTGGGCAGTTGCAAAGCAAGATGCGCCCATCCAGCTCCTTGGCCAGCGCGTCAAGATTGTGGCTGTAAACGATTTCCGTGTATTCCGATGCGAATTCGGCATACTTGCAGTCTCTGTATTTCGCCATGCTGGAAAATTTAGGCGCCAAGTCCTTGCGTGCCTCGCCTTTGAAGATGCCGGGCCTCATGGCGGCGATTGAGATTGCCCTTTCGTCCTTGCCGGCGGTTATAAAATCAGAAAGATAGATCATTTTTCGCTCTCCTTCTTATTGGTTTTAGTCAAGCAACGTTTCCATGCGGATCGGATACCTGTCCTTCAGCAGCTCAAACGCCCGGCTTGTGACCCTGTACTTGTTCCAGCCCGTCTTATAGGCTCCGTGCATGTTCAGGCGGTCGGATGTCAGTTTCTCGATGAACTCTATGCCTCGGCCTTTCAGGGTTTCGGTCGTGTCGATGTAGTAGTGCCTGCCGTAGTGGCAGATCCTCGCCTCCATCTTGCAGGAAGGCTTTCTTTCGCCCAGTTCTGGCGTGTACGGCTTTATTCCTGGCGTGAAGTCCGAAAAATGCCGGATGTTGCTTTCCGTGGCTTCCTTTTTTGCCTCCGCCTTTGGCGGCCCGAACAGCGTGCAAAAGGCCATCATGTACACCCATTCCACGCATTCCTTTTCGGACTTGCCGGACCTTATCTTTTCCATGAATTTGCGCTGCACGTCCGGATGCTTCCGCATCTCATCGACCCTTTCCTGTATAAGCGCATATGCCTGCTTTTCCGTCATGCATGACCTCCGTTTTTGCCGTACCAAGTAACAGCGCCGCCGGTAGTGCTGGAACCTTGCGGAATTATCGTGTAGCCTTCTTTTTCCAGCTCTTTTTTGTGGCTCTCAAGATCGCAAGCCATGTATTCCGCGCCTCTCTCATGGTAGGCTTTGCGGCTGTGATACCTGTTGCAAAAATCCTCTATGGATTCCGCTTCCACCGCGTATTTTTTGAACAATTCAAACAAGCTCTTCTTCATGCTCATGCCTCCTACGCCGCAAGCCTAATCCTTGCGCCCTTGGTCTCTCCGCCGACAAGCTCAAGCCTCGGCACCCTGCCCAGGAAAGCCCTTGCCACCGCGGCGTAGGGTCTGGGTATATAGCCAATGGTATAGATGCCCTTGCCGCCTTTGACCATCACCTTGACTGCTATCGCGCCAGGGTCGTGCTCGCAGTCGGGCTCCGGCACAAGCAGGGCTATGACGCTTTCAGGGTCGTAGCTTGCCAGCCTGCGCAGCGCCTCCTGCCTTGAGCCAAAGGACACGCCGGCGACGCTGATTTCGAGCCCGCCGTTTTTGGCAATCGCCCACGCCTTGGCAAAGGCCTCTTTGCGCGGCATGGAGCGCGGCATTCCGTTTGCCAGAGCGCAGACCTTGGAAAGCCTCGCGTTCCTTTGCGCCTTTTTGTACTCGGCTCCGAAAGGGCACTTGCCGCTCGCCTGGCAGGTCTTGGAGTGAGGGCATGCGCCGTCTTTGACCTCGACGCTTTGGCAGCGCTCTATGAGCTCCGCTTGCGTCCTGTCCTGGTTTGGGTGCCTCTCGGGCATGTGGCCGGCCATCGCTATCTCTCCGGTCGCAGGGTTGTAGGTTTGGTGCATTACGCCGCCTCCTCTATCCAGATCGTGCCCTTGCTTGTATGCACAAGCTCGCCGTCGTGCAGCCTTTCGACCTTGTCCGCGCTGTTGTCCGCAAAGCGGGCAAGTCCGGCTGCGGATACCTTGCGGCCTATCAGTTCGCCGCCGCAGTTCTTCATGTCATCCGCGGTGCCTTTGTACACGTCGTACTTCAGTTTCATCTTCAAATCCATGTTCATGCCCTCCGTTTCCTTGGTTTTGGATACCTTGTATCCATATCAACTCTTGATATTTAAAGTATATGTTGCGTTATCGCAAGTTGTCAAGAGGAAAAATCAAAAAAACGCTATTTTTTTTCTTGACTTCACAAGATAAAATATCATATTGTGGGTTATGGGCATTTCCTACAAGCCTCTTTTCCATTTGATGGTCGAACGAGGCATGATAAAGAAAGACTTGGTTGAAAAAGTCGGCTTGACTTCGACTATCGTGGCTAAGTTCGCCAAAAATGAGCACATCTCTGGGGACACACTGGAACGGCTCTGCGCGTACTTCAACTGCCAGCCCGGCGACATAATGGAGTACGTGCCCGAAAACCAAGGTTGACGGTATGTTTGATGGCTAGGATCTCACATGAGGGAAGCTGAGTAATTAATGTACAATGAGCCCCAAGCTTATATCGTTATTCTAGAGGCATGTAAAGTTTGAGAGATTGGTGCCGATAATAAAAGATTCACCCAAATGAAAAAATGCTTGATTTCTCTTGTCCGTTGAATAATACTTATATTACAAGGATTGATTTCTTTTGGTTTGGGGGAAGTCATATATGCACATGATCTGTTAGATGCGGGGAGGGGGCTAACTCTTGCTAGGACGTTGCAAGGAGGAGGCGCGAAGTGAATTCGACATTGGCAAATTTGGCGGCGATCATGACGATCATAAGTCATATATTGGTACTGTGGTTAACAGAGGGGCATTCTCAACGAATTGGCTGGTACAGAAGAAAGCGGAGAATCGTGTTTTCTCGTGGAGAGCGGATATTGGTTGTGGCTATCAGCTTCTCCTTTGGCTCTTTTGTAATGGCTAGTTTGGCAGAGGAAATAACGGGTGCCTGGTTGCTACTGGGTATATTTGTGGCTTTTTCGTTTTATAAGCTTATACGGTGGCAAGTCAGCTTAAAGAGGATGTAGCCAAAGTCTAGAATTGACATTGTTTTTCATGCCCTGTTTGTATAACATTGGGGCATGGAAACAAACAACGAAAACAAAGCAGTCCCGCAACCCTTGGACATTATCAACGAACTGCGGGAAATGGTCAGACCTTTAGGCGTGGAGGTTTTAGGCTTCAATTGGGTATCGGGGCGG